GTAGCCTGAGGGGGCCAACAGAGTCACGCCGAGGCCATGAAAGGCGGCGTGAGTTGTGTGTTTCAGGAACGCTGCGCACATTTACCACGAGTGGTATTTAGCGCCGAGCGTCCTAGTCCTGTAAACACGTCCGGAACTCCTGAAGGAAGGATAGGGTATCCGAACTGGACATCATCGCGAGCTGCGAGAAAGTAAATATTCGAGTCGGCAGACAGAATATTACCGTTGAGGGAGAGGCAAGCTTGGGGCATGCCTCCCGGGGCTTGGGACCAGTCGTCGAACATTGTGTACGGACGAGTGGAAACCTGGGGCACGGTGATCCTGCACGTACCGTCAAAGGGCTGACAGTAGAGCGTGGAGGTCAAAGGGTGCCCCTGGGCATCGTTCACGGTGAAAACGACGGAGCCCATGGGGGTGCGATAGCGGCGATAGCGATAGCCGCCCGACCGGAAGAGGAAACACTCTCTCATAGCGCCAAAGAAAGTAGCGCGTATGCCGACAGAGAGAGCGTAATCGGTCGTATTTGCATAGTTGGGATGGCTGTCGAGCACATTCGCGTTGAAGAGAAGCGGGTTCAATTCGGTATTGCCAGTTACCTGGCTAAACGAACTGTAGCGCTTCGCGACATCGGTCATGTACCCGATGGTTTCACCAGAGGAGAACCCCTCGTCGGTGTCGTAAACGACATTGTCGACGATGGGGGGGAACTCCGCCTGGAACATCTTGCCTATGGAGGCTTGAGCCTCGGTGATGTGCACCCCGGGCCAGGTGGTGGCGGTGGGAACGACGGGAAACTGGAACTGGAAGTCGTCGCCAGCCGCGATCCACACTGCCATGTAGATCGAGGGAGTGGTGGTCGTGTCGGTGGTCGCGATGTCAGATATGAGCGAAATCTGGACACTGCGAGTATCGCCGTCGGCCCACCAGGCAGGATTGAGCCAAGGGAGGGTGATATAGTCGACGGTGTCCCCTTTCACGTTCACGACCTTTGAGAGGCCGTAGGAATAGTCGTCGTCGAATCCGGGGAGATCAGTGTCGGTTCTCATGAGCTGAACGGAGAAACGAGCGGAGACGAAGGAAGACGTGAAGAACTGGAGCATCATGCGTATGGAGCCGCGCTGGAGCAGCGAACACATACAAGCATAATCGAGAGGAGTGCGGAGCTGGTCAGCAATCGTCGTTCCCTGAATGGGAGAGAAAACGACGGAAGTGTGGCCGGTAGCACTGGTGAACTTGACGAGAGCGCGGAGACCGGGGATCTTGGCATAGTCCTGGAGGGTCCAGTTCTTGGAAAGAGGCATCCTGTCAACGGACGGATCAACGTAACGAGCCTTATTGAGACTAAGGCAAACGTTGGAATCGGGAATGTCACAGGCATAGAGGTCTTTCGACTGCTCTATGATCATGCAGCCAGGCTCGTCAACCTGGTCGGGTTTGTCAAGGAAGGAGCCGAGAAGGGCGCCAAGGCCGGAATCTACAATTCCGGATATGGCTCCGACAGCTCCGTCAATGACGCGGGCGGGGACGCTAGTGACGGTGTCAACGAGCTCGGTAGCAAGTGAGCCGAGACTAGAGCCGACGTCCTGGGAGGGGTGTTGGGCGGGAGATCGCGTTTTGGGGACTGCGACCTTAGGGCGGGGAAGTCCGGACTGGGCTTCCGTCTCCTTCTCTCCGTCGTCGATGCGTTTAACGCCTTGGCGAAAAACGTGACCGTAGGAGGGGGCCTTGAGGCGGCGCATACCTGGGGGAATCTCGAAAGGATACATGAGGACCATGTTCTTGAAACGCGCCCAGATTTGGATAGTGAGTACGGAGGGCATGCCTTCTTGAGAGACGGTCAAAGGAAAGAGACCGTCTATGAAAAGGGTAAGCTGGTGGAACTGTGCGGAACCATCGTCGTCTTGACCCCAAAGGCCGCGCCAGGGATAGGGCCAGGACCACTTCCAAGTCTTGACGACAGACTCAGCCGAGGAGGCGGAAATGACCGTAGGGTCCATCACGGCCCTCTCAGCGAGGAAGTTTCCGGTGGTCTTAGTGACGGGGACGAGAGTGAGCATAAGAGCGCCGGAATAGAACTGATTGGTGTTGAGCTTGACGGTGACTTCGACATCTGTACGGAAAAACTGGTAGAGATTGAGAATGGCTTGATTTCGCGCATAGTTCTTGAGAGTGTCGACCACGTCAATGTTGGCTAAACCAACAGTGGTGTCACCAACAGTCCAGTTGACGGAAGGAAGAGCGACCATGCGTTCAAGGAGGTTGGCGTCTTCGAACTCGCCAACTCCGTGGGCACGGTCAGAGTAACCCCCGGTCTCTTGCTCAGCGACGGAACCAACGTCGCCGAACATCATGGTGGGAGTAACATAGAGAGCAGTCTCAACGGGTTGAGTAAGCATTTGTTGTGAATCGGACTGCGTGCCGTTCACTGCGGTAGTTTGAGTAACTTTGTTGTCTGTAATCGTGTTAAGAATCACGTCCCCACGATCAGAAGGACGCGACAAATAGTTTAAGGTCTTTTCCAAGACCGGAGCTGTTCTGTTTACACGAAGCTCTCGGTCGCAGCTGTCTTCCAGCTCGCAAGTTTGCAGTTTCTCTCTGGGATAGTTTAATGTCTTTCCGTAGACGGGGGTGCCGAGGGCACAGCAAAAGTCTGCCGCAAGGGAGCGAAAGACGTTAAGCTTGTTGATGGTATCGGGGGGGGAATTCCAAGCAACGGAGTGAGCGATCATGCGGTTCCAAGCGGAATGCATCCGAACGCGGAGGGGGTAGGAAGCCCAACCGTGTTTCAGTGCAAGAGAGCCGAGAATACGATGAAAATCGTTGGCATCTTCGCGAAGCTGGATGAGGGGAGCGGCAGCAACGGGGCCGATGAGGGCGAAAAGGGGGCGATACGTGGACGTTTCTTCTTCTATGATATCTTCGGTGAAAGAAGAGAAAACGGAGCGGAGGGCCTCTTCCACGTAGGGGGCAAAGGTGAGCACGGTGTAGGATTGGCCGAAAAGGCGCATGCTGGCGCGATTGAGGGCAACGAGGAAAGGCATGATATTGACGGGCTGGACAACCATGGGCACCATCTCAGAAGGTTGAAGTCTACCAAAGAGGGAAAGGGCGCGGGTTAGAACGCACATTCCAACTGAATAGGACTCCTTGCGGAGTCGGCGCATCGAGTACCAATCGGGGAGCTGGTAAGAGAAGCCGCAAGAGCGTTTTTGATCATTACACCAGCGGTAGACCCGGGAATAGGTGACCTCACCATAGTGCCAACACTCAAGGAGAAGACTCTCCATGGTGCTCTTCATGACTTCCTGGTCTCTAGGGTCGCATTCACACCACTTTACCATGTTAGACATGGAAGAAGTGGCAAGAGGAGCCATACAACCGAAGGAGGTTTGGACGAACGTTCTCTTGAGAAACTGGAGGGATGACCAGTCGACCGAGAGAGAATCGTCCTTGGTGGGGGAGGTATAGGTCATGGAGAGGACGTCGCGGCAGAAGGACTGGATAACGGCCATGTTGTAGGAAGACAACTCGGGGGGAGTGGAAAAGACCGAGTCGTCGCCCACAAAAGAGGTGTAGACCTTAGGCCAGTCTTCCTCAGAATGAACGGTAAGGAAAGCGCTCTTGTGGAGCCACCAATTGGCGAAGCAGTTGAAAAGGGAAGTGATGAGAGACCCAGAACAAGTGCCCCAACCGCGTAGGAAGAGGAGTGCTCCACAGAGGTGCCAAGCGACGAAGTTGGCTTCGATGACACGCTCGGCAAGGTCGGGGTCGGGATGGTTGGCGCGGACGAGGCGGATGAAGTCGTCCTTCATCTCATTTTTGACTGAGTAGTCAAAAGTTTTGAGATCGCCGGCGCCAACCTTGCGATCGCCGTCGCCAAGGTGTCGAGCGTGAAGGGCGCCCCACTGTGAAGAGTGGGGATTGATGGCGAGAGCAATGGGAGAGTTGACGGGGTCCTTCATACACTCCTCAACAAAGGTGCCGAGGACCATACGTTGAACAATGAGGGAAGAGAGGTCCATGGGGTCAACCATGCGGGTGGTGCCGGAAAGGACCTTTTCAAGGGGTCGAATCTCGTCTTTGAGGAGGGCCTCGAAGACGACGGGCACCACAGAGCCTCTTTGGAAGGCTGCAAACTTCTGCTCGACGTCTCGGGCCAAAAAGGGATGAAGAGTCTTCTTTTCGGGGGGACCGAAAAGTTGTTCGCGGGAAAGGCCAAGCTTCTTGTAGAAGTGACCGGCGGTTGTGCCGCGGTCCATAGGCTTAAGGTAGCCAGGGATTCCATAGACAGCTTCTTCTGCAGTGACAACGCGAACGTTGTGTGGGGAGAAGGAAGCGGGCAGGAATCCGTCCAGATTAACGAGCGGGACAGCTCCAGGCACTCGGTTTTGGGGGCCGAGTTTGTCTCGAAAGACGTTGTTGACGGGGGAGACGCGGATGCCGTCCACAAGGGATGGGGAAAGCATAGCAGGAAGGTCGTCGGTCTCGGGAAAGGGTAGAGAAGAAACATCGAACATAGTCCTGCGGAGTTTGGTCTTGGTGGGAAGGAAACTGGCATGTTTCTTGGCAACCTTACCAAGGACGTGGACGCCGGATTGGAGAGAAGTCGGTTCGATAGCAACGTCAAGAGGAGCGACGATGTCGAGACAGCGGACGTGTGGGGCAACGTCCTTTTTGAGGAGAACGGAGGCGTAGGCGGTCATGGACGACGGGGAGCCGCCCATGTGAACGCCCACGATCTTACCAGAGGCCTGGTGAACGTAGACGGTACCGCACATGCCTTTCTCGTTGTGGACGCCGCGGAGAGTAAGATCGGTATCAAAACAGCCGTAGGCGTCATTCACGGGAATGACGTGAGGGGCAAGCTCCCACGAAGAGGCTACGTCGGCCTGGATGGAAGAGGAAACTGTGTCTGCAACGAGGTGCTCGACGGCGCCCCATTTGGGAACGTCGTCAGCGAAGTGGCCAACGATGGAGCGACGCTGCCTGATGGAAGGGACGTCGAGAAGACAAACGTCGCCAGAAAGGGGAACGTAGTTTTGCACTCGCGCATGCTAAATGTGTACTTAGCACCGCGAGTGAGAGTAACAAAAACTTCTTCATCGGGAAAGTCTGCCAAGGCGAAGAGGACGTGGGCAGGAAGCATGAGCCAACGTCCGCCAAGGTAGAGGCCCCAGGACCACGAAACGGGGTCCTGGTCGGAAACGGACAAAAAGGAAGAGCCCGGGGGACCGACCCGGACCTCAACGAGTTCGGTGTTCTCGAGTACGAGCTGACGCACGACGGAAGAACCTCCCTGACTGCCTCGTTCCCAGAACGAGGTAGCCTTGGAGCTACGAGAACCGGCGCCGCGGCCATGCTTAGTAGCATGGGTGGATCGGCGTTCGGCTTTTCCGGGGCGAGAACGGCCGGAAGCATAAGAGTCATAAGAACGGGACTGAGACTCGAGCTTCTTGTGAGCAGATCCGGGAAGGAAGACCTGGAGAAGCTTGTAGAGGCCAACGCTGAGGACGCCGGCAAGAGCGAGACCGACGCCGAGGGCAGCAAAGTTAGTAGGAAACTTGCAAGCCTCGAAGTCTTCATCCGTGACCTTGAGCTTGGGGGGACTCGGACAACGGGCGGTAGGAATGGGAGAAAACTCTTGGGAGTAACGGACACACAGTGGATGAAGCGTGAACGAAACTGCATCGTCGAACCCTTCTGCGGTAGAAGAGGGAAGGAAGCAACGAGGAGAAATCTTGAAAACGAGACGTTTGACGAAAGAGGGAAGAGAGAAAAACGCAAGACATTCCCTATCTCTGTGAGGAACGGTACTAAGGGAGTACCACGGAATGTAGACGGGATCGCCCCCAGTCTGCGCTTCGGCGGAGTCGAGGGGCAGCTTGTCTTTGCCCTTGTCCTCGAGAGAGGACTCCACACGAAGTCGGGGGCTGACGAAAGTGATGGGAACACGGGGGGGAACCAAAACGTCGGGAGGGACGGTGGATTCCTTATCCCTAGCAATGAGACACTCGGAGATGAGACCAACGAGAGCACCAAAGTCGAGAACCGAATTGAAGCTGCCGTTGAGAGAGGAGTAGGTGAGATTGAAAGTATTTTCGTCTTTCATCTCGACTGCGATGGTAATGCGGTCTCTAACGGCGGTGACGTCTTGCATGCCGAGATTCTGGGCAGCGAAGTCTGGACGGAGATTGCTGGTAGAAACGATGAGCTTGGAAGTAAAGAAAGTGTGGGCTTTCTTTTCGGGAGTGGCCACGAGCAAAGAGTAGGGGGTAGGAGAACACATGTTGATCATGGCGTTGGCTACCTGGGCACGAATGACCTCATCGCGACGTTGGAGAAAGTCGTCGATGAGAACAATGGGCTGAGAGAGGTAGCCGTCGTGGTAAGTGTCCTGCTGGTTGAAGCAGAAGAGCTGGGTAGCATCATAGCGGGAAGCAGAGAAGACCTCGCGGTCTTCTTGCCAGGCGCGAGTGGTGTTCCAAACGGAGGAAAGAAGAGAATCGATGATTCTCGACTTCCCAACGCCAGGGGCACCGTGGATGTAAAGCCAGACGGGGATGGGTCTGGGTTTACCACGGAGAACGAGAGCGTCGTACTGGGCTCTAATCTTGGTGAAAGAAATAGAGGAGTTGTTGAGCATGGAGATAAAAACGGGTCGAGCCTTGTGGGAAAAGACGGACTTGCGTCCGAGAAGATCTTTGTCCATGCTAAGCTTGGAAACTGTCTGAGAGGTCTCAAAGCTGACGATTTTGGAAACGTCGCCAGAGTCGAGAAGACAGCCGAAAGCAAGGACTTCCTCACGGAAGACGGTGATGGAAATCTCAAAGGCATCTCTGCCTTGGGGATTGCCAGTCCAAGCCTCAATGAGGGAAGAAAGGACGTGACCGAACTTCTCGTAAACCCATTCCAAAGCTTTCGCGATGGAAACGACGCGGGGGAGAGGCCCGAGGAGTTCGATGAAAAGGGTGGACGGAGCGCCTATGAGATGCTCGTAGGCGGTAGAAAGAAAGGTGGTGAGGAAGCATGAGCCGGATTGGGCCTCCGGCTGATCACCACGCGTCCACCAGGAAAGGATGGAAGGGGGAAGATGGTAAGTGGCCACGACCCACTCGCAAACCTGCTTGGAGAGAAAAGTGGCGAGAGTTCGAGCAAGCTCGATGGCCAAAATGAGAACGGTAAAACTGGCAATGAGGGTAGCGAAGGTACGAACGAGAGGGCCAAGAGAGGAAAGAAGGGCCTTGAGCTTGGCATTGGCAGCCTTGATGACGGACTTGATCCACGCGATGGCATCATTGATATTGTCAGCTGCGGAGTTGAATTTATCAATGATGGAAGCGTCGGAAAGCAAAGAGTTCAGTCTCTTGCAAGACTTGAAAGCATCCTGGAGGGCTGAGCGCTTGAGGTACGCAGCGAAAAGAGCGACGAAAACGAGGGTGAGAGAAATCACCTCGAAAGAGCCGAACTGAGCTTCGACAACGGGGGAGAGGTCAAAGTCGTCATACATGAGCTGCGTGACAAAGCCACGTCTGAACATGAGGAAAAGACGGGCCATCGGGTTACCTGCCTGAGCGAGGATGATGAGGGCGACGTGACGGTGGGGCTTGTTAGCGAGAAAGGTGTTGACTTTCGCGCGACAAGAACCAACGGTGGACGGCTTGCGGAGTGAAGAGAACCACTCGGCAAGGTGGGCCAAGTATCGGGAAACTTGAGCGTCATCTTGTAGATCGATGAGAGAACCAAATTCGTAAACTTGGTTGGGTGGAAGAGTGGAGAACTGCTTGCGCAGTTCGCCCTTTGAACGTCGGTGGGCCACTCGAGAGCGGCCCTGACATTCTATGGACACTTCAGACATCACTGCCTGAGCCATAGCGTTATTGTCGCTTTGAGTAAAGCGACGCGGCTGTGCGAAAGGAACAGAGCCGCAGATTGTTGTTGTTGAGGGGTGTGCGGAAGACGTCGTGAGTACGACGCCGTCGACATGAGAAGTTGGAGGCAAATCCATTTCGAGTAGAGTCACCTAAAAAGGTTTTATACTGAAAAACGAGGAGGAAATGATTGAACCTGAAGAGGATTTAGCAATAACGTTAACCTGAAAATGCAAAGCACTAAAGAGAGGATTTTAATCTCTTTATG